ATGACAGGCATCATCGGGATGGACCCGCGCGAGGTCAGGGGCCTCGCCCGCATGCTGGACGCCTCGTCCCGCTCGCTCGAGGACGCCGCCGTCGGCCGGGGACTCGTATGCCCGCCGCCGCGCACGGCTGCCGTGGCCATGTCCCATGCCTCGCTCGAGATGCGCATGAGGCGGGACGGCACGGTGGATGATTTCCCCATGGCGTCCAACCTACCCGCCGTGAATGGCGAAGGAGGATGGGCAGAACTGCCCATCCTCCTTCGCTGGTCGGAAAACCCGTCCGACCCACTCGTGCCCCTGGCCGGAATCGAACCGACGACCTTCCCTTTACAAGAGTGACGGTTCCAACGTCGTCGAGCTTCGGCCGGCGAGCGCGGCACCCGCGTACACCTACGCGGCCTAACCTCCGCCAGCACGAAAAAGCCCGTCGGATGCTTGCAACATCCGACGGGCGAGGCAACCAGTCCAGCTATGTACGTGGTTGCGATCGCCAGTCTACCGGCGACCGCCCCTGCCCGACTAGCTGTGACTGACGCCCATCGCGTCTCACAGCCCCTCTCGCGATAAACCAGTAGGGGCGCGGTATAGGAACCCTCCTGAGTCGTCAGAACCGCCTGACGTAGGAACCAGACAGCTACTGGAACCGAAGGCCACATAGAGCGACGCACTCCTACGGGGTGGGTCTACTCGTCGTGGGTGAATGCTGAAGAGCGGGGTCGGGGTCAGCGGGTCACTGGGGCTGGGGACCAAGCAAGACCAGAGCTCCCGCAGGGAGTCCGCAAGATCTCCCCAGCGTTCGTTCCTACTCGCAGGTACCCGTAACGTTCCAGCTACAGAAGGTCTCTCCGTTGCCACAAATTGACGTTCCTCGCCTACAACTGATTCGTATGGGAAACGACACTATGGGGGTGCTCCGATCCTGGAGGAAGTGGCAGGAAGCTCAGGGCCTGTCGCCTCGTACGATCCAGGACCGGGAATACCTCCTCACGCTCTTCTTCGCGACGACCAACGCTGGCCCTCTCGCAATCACTCCTGAGCACGTCATCACGTTCATCGGCCGGCCTGGCATCGGACAGTCGACCAGGGCGACCTACCACAAGCACTTGCGCGCCTACAGCAAATGGCTTGTCAGGACTGGGAAACGGACCGAGGACCCGACCGCGCAGACTCCGATCCCGCGGCAGCCGAAAGGACTGCCGCGGCCGGTCAGCAGTCACGACCTGCCACTGATCCTGAAGGCATGCAACCGTCGGCGCACGAAGATGATGGTGCTGCTCGCATCCCTGCAGGGACTCCGGATCCATGAAATCGCGAAGATCCGCGGGGAGGACGTCGATGTACGAACGATGAGCCTGACGGTGACGGGGAAGGGCAACAAGACCGCGATACTGCCGCTGCACCAGACTGTCGCAATGTTCGCGACGTCGTTCCCCAGCTGGGGACCATGGTTCCCGTTCGGCACCTCGAGCGAGACGATCGCCCCGAACGGGGTAGGGAAAGCAATCCGCTCGGCTATGCGACGGGCCGGCGTTCAGGGCACCCCGCACCAGCTGCGGCATTGGTACGGTTCGACCCTCGTTCACAACGGAGTCGACCTCAGGACCGTGCAGGAGCTGCTACGCCACGAGAGCCTGGCAACCACACAGATCTACACTCAGGTCCTCGACAAGGACCGCAGGGACGCCATCGACGGGTTGTCCATCGTGGCATGAGTGCCCCCGATACGATTCGAACGTACGACCTGCCCTTTAGGAGAGGGCTGCTCTATCCCCTGAGCTACGGAGGCGGGACCTGAAGAGTCTAACCGAACCTACTCAGCGAACTCGAACCACGCAGTAGAGCCCCCGTCCGATGAAGGGCGGGGGCTCTACTGCACTAAGCCGGATCTATTGAGAGGGCTGGACGTCCTCTTCGCTCTCCAGTTCTTCGTCGAACTCGTCGAGTTCGGGGTTGTATCCAAGTTCCATCCACCCGTCCATGGAGTCCGCCTTTCGTTGCGCTTCCCTACTATCCCGGATTCATGATGAGTAAGAGGTGGGGCATAATCTATGCAGGTCTCTAACAGTGGGGGAAGCACGTGCCGTCAGTACGCAGAACGAAGCGCCGCCCGTCCATCACGAAGCGGGCGAAGATTACCACCGTGGCCTGCCTCGGCACCGCCGTCGTGTTGACTTTCACTGGTTTGAACCTAGCTAACCGGGAATCGTTGGCCGAGAACGCGGCAGCGGCTGAAGCGTACAACGCGAAGGTCACCACACCCGCGATAGCCACCTCCCCGGCGACAGGAACGGCGACTTCATCTCCAGCGCCCCAAACATCTGAACAGGTTTCACTCGACGGCGCTTCCATAATCAGCGTTCTTGGTGACTCCACAGGCAACAGCTCCGGGGAATGGGTGGACCTCTGGGCACAGGACCTCGCGAAAAACGCGACCGTGACTGTACACATGTGGGACCAACTCAAACAGCAGTACTACTCCCAGCCCAAGGTCTATGGCACCGCCGAAAAGCAGATTACGATCTGGAACGGCTCGATGTCAGGTGCGTCCGCCGACTACCCGGTCGACAAACTTTCGGTCATCCAGCCGGAAACCCCAGACATAGTTCTCCTGTCATTCGGGCACAACGGAACACCCCAGAACATCGGCCCCGCATTCCAGGCAACCTATGACGCCATTGCCTCCGCAGCACCTGAAGCTGAAACTTCAGTCATCATTCAAAACCCCGCCAACCCGCCGCGAACCGAGCGGACCGACGAGAACCAGGCCGCAGTGAAGCAGTGGGCGGGAACGAACGGCCTGCCCACACTAGATGTGAGGTCAGCGTTCGACACGAAACCGGACCTCACCGCATTACTCCTAGACGACGGGACGGGCGTCCACCCAAACGACGCAGGTTCACGTGTCTGGGCAGACGCCATAATCACAGCACTACGGTAGTGAGGTAATGGCCGGCACTGTTCCCACTTGCCGCCGTGAGTTGATGATCGAGAGCCACACTGAGGCGGTGAGGGTGGACCCGGACCAGCCAAGGGAGATCGTAGGGCTCGACACGGTTGGGTGGATGCCGTCTGACTGGATGTATTGCACCCCGCCGTCCGGCTGGTTTCTCCACGCCTCAAACACGGGAATGTACTCGTAACCCTTGGACATGGCGTAATCGCGGAGTGCTACCTGTCTGCGGGCATGTGCCTCGACGGTGGTGGAGGGCGCGTACTGCGGGTTCTGCGAGCTGATGACGATGAGCGTGTCCGGGTGCGCGGCTTTGAATGCGGTGATGAAAGCATCAACCTCAGCAATGAACTCCGCTGCTGTTTGTGTGCCGTTGTTGTGTCCTCCCGTGACTAGCAGAGAATCAAACGCCGTTCCGGTCGGGAACATGGTCGCCAGCCGCTCATGCTGATACGTGAGCTTCGTGCCAGGTACAGCGGCGTTCCAAAACTCGATCCGGGTAGCCACACCAGCCGTGAACGGGGTTTCCATGGTGATGGAGTCGAGTTTGATGCGCCCGTCCGCGGCACCAGCTTTCACTCCTGAAATTGTTCCGATTTTGGGCACGTCCGTTTCAGTGATGGTGCCACTGAGCACGGTGTCGGTGCCGTTGAATGTGATGGTCGCAGTGACCTGCTGGATGGCGATCTGCAACTTGAGCGTCGCTGCCTGCGCTGCTGCAGTATTGCTAGTGATTCCGGTTGCGTAGCTGGTGGAGCCGATTTGCGCGGAGACACCGCCGATCCTTTTCCAGAGGCTGAATCCAAAAAGGCCTGTACTGGTGACTGCTATTTGCGCGAATACGTCGTTGTCACCAAGGGACAGGCCTGTGCTTGACGCATGGAGTTGCAGGATAGTCTGCGTCCCTGTGTTAGTGGTCACGACCGTGAATGGCAAAGTCAGGGTGACATCTTTCGCCGCCGCGTTGAACGACAGTGCGCCAACTCCTGCCGGGGTAGCAACAGTCCCGTTCGATGACCACGACCCGGTCGAGTTGCCCGCCCACGTTTGCCCGCCGCTTGTGGCTGAACCGACCAGCTCTGCAGCGGTCCGATTGAAGTTATCTGAAAGCACCGTGCCGCCCGTGTCAGGGGTAGCAGATCCAGCCTTGACCACGATAGGGCTACCGTAGGCGTTCGTGCTGGTGCTCCACTGCTGCTCCTGGGAGCCGACACTGGCGGGTGTGATTTCAGCGATTCGCGCCAAGACTTTGCGAGGCGGGTCGCCGCCGTCATTCCAAGTCGAATCCCCGGCGATAGCCATTCGGTGAAATCCGGAAGCGAAGTCCACAACCTGAGCTAGCGACTCACACGGCGTACGCGCCGGGATCAGGGGGCGAACCGGGACCGCCTCCGCAATGGTGGCACTTAGTGCAGCGTTGAACTGGGTTCCCGGAGTTGTTGCGAACTCGGTCAGGGCCTCGTCGTTGCTGGCAGCATCGGTGGCAGGCATGCCCTTCGGCCCTTTGTCGCCCTGCGGCCCTGCCGGCAGCGGTACAGGGCCGACTACCGTGCCGTCGGACAGCGCGAAGTTGGCTGTGCCATCACCGTTCGCGTGGACCTCGACGACTGATGCGCCGGGCGGCCCGGGAATCGGCATCGACGTCGTCAGCGGGGCTACGAAGTCACCGGACTTCCACATCACCGATGTCTGGTCCTCGACGAAGAACGTCGGCAGGACGCAGTTCTCGTTGGAGCGCAGTGCGATCGGGGTTCCGGCCGCATCAGTAGCAGTGAGAGGTAGCGAGAACTGAGTGTCGTCGACGTCAAAGATCTGGCCCTCGGCGTTCGGCGCTGCTTGCTTGGTTACCGGGTCGATGGTGACGTCACCGCGGTAGGGGAAACGGGTCATGCGCTACTCCAATGCAGGTAGGGCCTGGCGGCCGAAAGGGTCGTTAGCCGGCGCGCCGGTGGTCAGGGCCGGGCGTGCGATCGAGGGAATGCCCGTGACGGTCTGTGAGCTCACCGGGAATTGTGTTCGCGTTCGCGTAGCTCACCGGGGCCTTCGGCAGCCCGAGCAGGATCCCGAGCTGGGGGAAACGCTGCTCGATAATCCTGACCAGCACGTAATACGCGATCGTCACGAGTGCGGTGATTACGGTCTCCGCGGCCCGGACGATGCCCTCGTCTGTGGCCTGGTCAAAGTCGATGCCGAGGGTGACCAGCCAGCCGAGCAGGCCTCCGATGATGACTGGGACGACGGTGCGGATGATGGATGCTGCGAGTGTTCCCATCACGGGTTCCTTTCGAGAGCTTCGGCGACGATCTCCAGCAGGGCAGAGGCGCCCTCCCAGAGCGTTAGGAGTGCCCAACAGAGCACGAGGGTTACGAGCCCGACAGCGACCGCCGCGAGCGCGAGCAGGCGGAAGCGCATCAGGGTATGCGGATCTGCTGGCCGGGTTGGATCACGTCCGGGTTCGCGATGCCGTTGTGAGCGGCGAGGGTCTGCCAGTCGGACCCGTAGGCGGCGGCGATCGATGACAGTGATTCGCCGGCCTGAACCGTGTGCACGCGAGCGCCCCCGCTGCCGCTGATGGTGAGGACCTGCCCGGGCTGGATCAGGTCGGGGTTGGTGATCCCGTTCCGGCTGGCCAGAGTTTGCCAGTCGGTGCCATAGAGGGCTGCGATCGAGGACAGGTACTCGCCGGCTTGCACAGTGTGTGTTCGGGCGCCCGCTGCAACTGGAGCTGCAGCTGAGCCTGGCACCTTGAGTGTCTGGCCGACGTGGATCAGGTCCGCGTTGGCCAGGCCGTTGAGGGCGACGAGGGTTGGGACCGTGGTGCCGAAGCGCTGCGCAATGGAGGTCAGGCTGTCGCCGCCCTGAACCACGTACATTCCGACGTTGCCAGTCTCGACGACAGCGGTGCCGCCGCGCGGGATCACGAGGATCTGTCCGACGTCGATTCGATCGGCGTTCGCGATCCTGTTCGCCTGGACGAGCGCCTCGAGGCTGACGCCGAACCGCTCAGCGATCAGGGACAGCATGTCGCCCGCCTGCACCGTGTACGACCCCGTCTGGTCAACCACGACAGGGGTCACGACGGCGCCGATCTTCGGCTCGACAGGCTTTCCACCGGCGAGCGCGAGCCAGTCGTCGTGTGAGCCGTAGAAGACGTTGAGATCGAGGCCTCCGGCGTAGCCAGGGAGGGATCCGGATTGCGTGTACTGCCACATGATGGTGGACCAGCGGCCGGTGTTCGGTCGACCGGCCAAGGGCCCGTAGCCTTGGCGGGCGCTTGACGGGTACTGGGCCAGCCACAGCTTGTAGCCGGCGTCGATGACCGAAGACCAGTCGTGAGACATCGCGGCGTTGAGGTTCATGTAGATCAGGGGTTTCACCCCGTTGAGGGCGGCCGCGACGGTGTCGAGCCAGGTCTTCGCCCAGCCGACGTCGTGCACGTTGTCAGCTTCCCAATCGAGGACGGGCACAGTGTTGCCGTCCCAGCGGTTTCGAGTGCGGGACAAGAAGTGCTGCGCTTCCTCAACCGGGCCGGCCTGCTGCCCCTCGCGGGCGAAGTGGTAGAGGCCGCGGAGCTTCCCATCGGCGCCGTCGAACTGGTGGCCAAGCTCGGGGTTCTCGTACCAAGTGCCGCCGGTTGCCTTGACGATTACGAAGTCGGCGGGCACAGCGTCCAGGTTGATGCCCGCTTGATGTGAGGCAATGTCGATGCCGGAGAGCGCCTGCGGCGAGGACTGCCCTGCAGGACGCGCGGACTGGTCGAGGCCTTCGAGCTTCGGGCGGAGCCAGCCGCGGACGGTAGTGACGCCGCCGAGGCTGTAGTCGTACCGGGCCTCGTGGGCGGGCTTGTTCGAGTACCAGCCGCCGTCGACGAAGATTAGCGGGGGAGCGAAGCCGTCCTGCTGTGCGAGGTTCGTGCCGTCTTGGTCGGCCTGCAGCGGGATCCCGACGTGTCCCCACTGGTTTGCGCCCCAACCCTCGTAGATCACGACGTCGCCGCGCTGCGGGATCAGGTCGACTGACCCGTCGTTCCAGATTTTGGTCCAGTACTTGTCAGGTGCCACGTCCATGAGGTCGCGGGCTCCTGCCACTGGCCCGAGGCATTGCGCCCATGGGACGCCGAAGAGCTGCTCGGCGTACCAGTCCGCCAGGTCGACGCACTGCAGGCCGTAATGCTGGTCGGGGTTGGCCGCTACTCCGAGGATCCGGGAGAGGACGTGCTCCTGAACTTCAACTGTCATCGTCGTGCCTTCCACGCTAGGTCCTGCATGAAGAACCTCGGCCCCTGTCGGGCACGAGGGCTAATCGGTGAGAGTGTTGTCTCTGCGCTTCGGCCACGGCGGCAGCTCGCTGACCGGTACCCCACGGTTCACCAGCCACACACGTAGGCTCCCCGCGTATTCCTGGATCTGACGGCGATACTCGGCTTCGCCATCGGCCTTTGCCTCCGCGAGTGCGAGTCGATCGACAAGGCTCTTGTTTGTCGCCTTCTCCTCGAGCGCACGACCTGAACGCCACGCCTTAACGCCTTCGATCGCTTTCGGGATGATGAGGGCGAGCCCACCGGTTCCCAGCAGTGCGGTGATCAATTCCGGAGTCATCCCCGTTGTCCCTCCGGTTACTTGGTCGGGTCCAGGTAGGCCCAATCAATGCGCCGGTACCGCTTGTAGATGTCCAAGAGCGCGATCGCGACGAGGATCAGGAAAAAGCCGCGAAGGAGAGCGCGCAGTGGCACGTAGAGCAACGAAGGAACGAGGAGAGCCCAGCCGAGGCCGACAAGCAACAGGGCGATCCGTTCAAGCCACCAAAGCCCACGCAGACAAGCGAACGCACCGATGGCCCCGCCAACCCCAAGGATCCCGCCGACCAGAATTGCTACCGGGCCGAGTGCTTCGGTCAGCAAGAACGGGAACCCGCCAGCCACGGCGACAATCCCGGCAGCCGCAGCGAACAGAAACGTCCCTACCTGCGCCGCAGTCATGGCGGCTGGTTCTTCCAATCGACCCCAGATTCGTCCGTACCAACGCGCAGGAGAGGCTCCCGACAGCTGCAGATCGAGTCGTTGCGCGCGAGACAACCTGCCGCCCCGCCTCATGCAGGAACCACGAGGGCGGTGAAGAACTGGTTGAAAGCGGACTGGCCGAAGTTGCCGCTTCCGAACTGCTTCCGTGCGATGACCCGTACGGTCGTTGCACCGGTAATCGGGGAGCGTGGGCCGGCGCCGTTGACCTTGAACCACGGGGCGACGGCGTCGCCGCGCGCAGCATCCAGCCAGGTGCCGGCTACTTCGAGGATGACGTCCCACCTTGTGCCCGCTCCGCCGCCGCCGGCCTCGACGGTCGCGCTGGCCACGACGTGGTAGGGAAACCCGGGGTCGGGTATCTCGTGGGAGTAGATGACGTAGTCGGCTCGGGTCCCTGAGTTTGGGGGTTCGTAGTATTCCCCGACTCGGCCGTAGGCCCTGCTCTTCGGGCCGAATCGCTGCCAGGAGAACTGGCCGTTGGTGTCGGCGACGTACGCCCAGTCTGTGTCCTGATGCATGACCCGGGCGCCGGGGAAGTTGAGGTATTCACGGGCGAGCAGGTCGAAGATGCGTACGCCGCCGCCGCCTGCGAGCGCGCGCAGGTCGATGATTTCGCGGATGTCGGTTCGGTCGGGGTCGACGCGGACGAGAGCGAGGGGCTGGTCGTCGAGTGTGCCGGGGTTGTGCTGCCTGCCGTCAGGGATTGTCCGCGTGGCGGATCCGGGGACGACGGTGAAGGCGCTGGGGCCTCCGCCGACTGGCTGCCAGTTCCTTCGGTTGCAGATGAGGTCGTAGCGGGGTGAGCCCATTGCGGCCGCGAGGGCGATGGTGACATTCCCGTCTGCGGCAGGCCATATGTCGTGGACGCCGGGGCCCCAGCCGCCTCCGGGTTCGATGCTGATCGTTCGGTCCTGGCCTGCGACGGCGGTTACTTTCCAGTCGTTGAGGCCGTCGACTCCGTAGAAGGAGCTGCCGATGCGGGGGAGTGCCTGCTGCCAGTCGATTTCGGTGACGCCGTTTTCGGGTGTGGTGTCGTACCCGATGCTGCGGAATGTCATCAGCGTGTCCTCTCTGTTCGTTGGCCGGCGGCGAGTGTCCGCAATGCCCTTCCGATTTCTTCGTCCGGATCGTCGGTGATGTCGCCGATCTGGGGTGACACTACGAGGCCGTCGTTTCGTGTCCAGGGCATGGCCACGGATCTGACGATGTCCTCGATCTGTAGCTTCGGCCCGATCTGGAGCTTGAGCCTGTTGCCTTCCACGAACCCGTCGAGGCCGCCGTAGGCGAAGCTCTTGCTTTCCATGAACTTGATGGCCAGTCCTGACTTCTCGCCGGTCTCGGCGAAGGTCTCGGCGGCTCGCTCCTCATAGACCAGAGGGTTGTCGGTGTCGCGTGCGTCGCGGAATCCTTCGGACCGTTCGCCCCACAGCTCCGCGAGAGCGGGGTCCGTGAAGCCTCGGAAGGTCCGCTCGACGCCTTCGCCCTGCCCTCCGACGATGACGTCTGTCAGTTCCGGAGGCTGGTTGTTCCATGTGACCGATTCGATTGTGCCGCTGGATTCTTTGATGGTGCGGGGGAGCGTGACGAGCTCGGAGACCGAGAGGCGAAGGCCGGCGCCGTCGTGTCGAACGGTGACCTTCAGGCCGGCGGCTTCGATCACGGGGAACAGCTTGTCGAGGATCGGGGTGAACCGCAGGGAGACCGTGATGTTGGCGCCCCTGCCTTCGTCCGGCTCAATCGTTATCGGCCAGCCGAGCCGGTTGACGGCGTTGGATTGCACGACGGTTTTGAGCACCGTCTCGGCCGGCCCCGATACGGTGTGGTACTCGCTGGTCTGCGCGCTCAGGGCTGCACCTGGTACGGGCCAGCCCTGAACGAGGCGGAACACCCGGAAGTGATCCTCGACTGTCAGCGTTATCTCGCCGTTGGCCCCCGACCACTTCCCGCCCCTGCCCCGGATTGGTCCACCGATCCGGTAATCCCCGTCTTGCTCAATGACGACTCGGGAACCCGGCTCGATGAGGTCCGGGAGCTTCGAGTTGCTTAGCCCGAGGGTGAGGGTAGCTGTCCCCATGTCGTTGCATCGCAGGACCGGCTCCACGGCAAGCGCGTCACCGAGGGTGCCCTGCTTGACGTAGTGCCGGTCATAGATGCTGATCTTGTACGGAGACCTCACAAGACCCTCCAATGCAGCGGCGTGATCTCGACCTGCACGGACCCGGCGCCGGTCAGTGCCAGCTGGAGCTTGACCTTCTGGCCCGGTGGGATCGGCGCGAAGTCGTCCCGTCTCGTCAGCTCCGCTGTACGGGACACCGGGTTGATGAACTGTGCGGCCTGACCAGGGGTCGCGGGAACGTAGTCGTACTGGATGAGGCGCTGGTCGACGGGGTCGGTGTCGATGACAATGACCTTGCCTGCGTCCACGACGGGCAGGTCGACGATCATGCCTGCAAGTCCTACCTCGACCGTTTCGAGAGGGCCGAAGGCCCGCCAGATCGGCCATGCTTCCTCATCTCCCGGGTTGTCGAACGACGCTGAGCCGATGGTGTGGCCCGAGGCGATGTTCACCAGGTGCGGACCGTTCTTCTCGAAGAACGGTAGAGGTGCGGGGTTCGCCTTCCAGCTCTCGGCCCTCGGCAGCCCCCGGAAGAACGGAGCGTCGGCAACCAGGGTCACGCCGTACGCCGCCCACCCGTCGTGGATCGGGTCGCTTGCGAATGCCTTGCCAGCTTTCGGCTTGAACCTCGCTGCGATCGTGAACCGGCGGCCGCCCGGGAGGACGACGGTGACCTCGCCGTATGCCCTCGGGCTGAGCGACTTCCACCACTGATCGTTCTGCTGGGCCCACTCCGCGGACCCGTTCTCGTTGTAGACCTCGATCGGGAAGAACAGCTCACGGGGTTCGGCCTGCGCGCCGTTGAACTGCTGGCCGGGGACAGTCGGTGACTTCTGCACCCACTCCTGGAAGTCAACGTGGTGCAGCCCCTCGACGCCGTCCCGGTTCAGATACACGCCCGAGGTCGGATCCGTAAGATCCCACGTCGACCCATCGACGCCACGCCAGATGATTCGGACGTCCTCCCACTGGTTGTTCGGCAGCGACGACGGGGCGAGTGGTACGCCCAGCAGGATTCCCATTACACCTCCACGATGATGCGCCGCGTGCCGGTGAGGACGTTCGCCCGGCGTTTCCTCTTGTCGACCTCGTCGATGATCTGCTCAGCGCTGCCGAACAGGTCCCCGAAGAACTGGAAAGTGTTGCCTTCCCTGGTCTCCTCGCGGGTAGGCACTCGGCCGTCTGAGTCACGGGCGGCGAGCGCAGAAGTGGGACTCATGCTCGAGCTGATCGTGGCTGCATCAGGAGGAGCAATGAGCCGTTCCATCTCGGCGTTCACCCGGGCACCCATGCGGCCGAGGCCTACCGCGTACCCCTCGCCGGTCTGTTGCCCGATAACGGTGAAGACCTTCGACGGGGAAGCGATCCCGAGGATGTCCTTAGCGAAATCAACGACGTTCCCGATGACTCCACGGACGGCGTCGCGGATCCTGCCAGCCATGGCCTGGACGCCGTTGACGAGCCCTTGGATCAGGTTGGTGCCGGTGCTGTAGAGCCAGGAGCCGGCGCCGGAGACCGCGCCCGTGACGCTGCCCGCGAGCCCGCCGAGGAAGGACCAGACGCGACCGATGGTCCCGGTGATCCCGTTCATCAGGCCGGAGACGAGGTTCTGCCCGGTGCTGAGCAGCCAGCTGCCAGCTCCGGAGAGGACCGCGAGGATTCGCCCCGGAATGGAGCTGAAGAACGCGAACAGGTTCGAACCCATCTGCGTGGCGCCTGCGACCATGTTCTGCCAGGCACCGGTGAGGAACGACGTGATCGCCGTCCACATGCCGTTCCACCAGCCCATGAAGCCGGAGACGACTCCGGTCAGCCAGCCGACGTAGCCCTGCCAGATGCCTTGCACGACGCCGACGAGACCCGCCCACAGCCCTTGGAAGAAGCTCGTGAAGCCGTTCCACATGCCGTTCCACCAGCCCATGAAGCCCGCGACAACTCCGGTGATCCAGGCGACGTAGCCTTGCCAGAGGCCCTGTACGACGCCGACCAGCCCCGCCCAGAGCGCCTGGAAGAAGCCGGCGAAGCCAGCCCAGAAGCCGTTCCACCAGCCCATGAAGCCGACCACGACGGCGGTGATCCAGGCGACGTAGCCCTGCCATGCCGCCTGTAGGAAGCCGACGAGGCCAGCCCACAGCGCCTGCATCCAGCCGGCGAAGCCAGCCCAGAGGCCGTTCCACCAGCCGACGAAGCCGCCGACGACACCTTGCAGCCAGGTGAGGAAGCCGCCCCATACGGTGGATATCCATGCCACGACGACGTCCCAGTTGGCGATGAGCAGGGCGAGCGCCGCGATGAGGGCGATCACGCCGACGATGATCCACGTCATGGGGTTGAGGGCCATGACGATGTTCATCACGGTGACGGCTGCGGAGAGTATGCCGATGACGCCGGCGAGTACTCCGAGGGCGATCGCGAAGCCTGTCACCAGGCCCGCGTTCTGACTAATCCACGTTGCGGCCGCGGTCGCGATCTCTGCGAGCTTCGTCATGGCCGGCAGCAGGGTCTCCCCGAGTTTGGCGCCGGCGTTCTCGAAGGCGGCTGCCTGGCGTTCCTGAGCGCCAGCGGCTGTGTCCGACTCCTTGGCGAAGTTCCCCGCAGAGGTCGCGGACTGCTGCATGATCAGGTCCATCGTGGCCTGCTTCTTCGCCGCCTCCAGCGCTGCACCGCCGAGATTGTCCTGTCCACGAGCGGCAAGCTCCGCTTCCACCTGCGCAGCGGTCAGGGTCAGGCCGTACCGCTCGAGGCTGTCGAACTCGCCGCGGAAGGCCGCACCCATCGCGCCGACAGCCTCTGTCGTGGTGCCTCCGAAGACGGACGCGAGGTCAGCTCCACGGGTGATCAGCTCGTCGTTCTTCTTCGCGAGCTCGTCCATTGGGACGCCCGCCGACTTGAGGGCTGTCCCCGTGACAGCTGACAACTCGTTGTAGGCGCTCGAGGAGAGACCGACAGCATCCGCTGCCCGGGTTGCGTACCCCTCGACGTCCCCGGCCGCCGTACCGAACACGGTGCCGACGGCGCCGGCGTTCTGCTCCGCAGTGGCTGCCATCTGACCGAACTGAGCACCGAGCCCGACGACCGCCCCGCCGATGGCGGCAGCCCCACCGAGGAGGATCGGGGATGAGAGCGCCTTCGAAGCGCGCTGGCCCGCGGGCCCCAGCTTGGACTCCATAGCGTCGGCGCTGCTGACGATGGAGTCGAAGGTCTTCTCGACGCCCTGCGACCTGGCGAAGATGTCGAACAGCAGCTGCTGAGTAGCCACGGGCACCGCCCTTCCCTATTCACTTCTTCTTGGTGCGCTCTTCTTCCCAGACGCGAGCATTGCGGACGAAGAGCAGCCACATGTCGTAGCGCATCTCCCAGACGTTCAGAGGCGTGATGCCGGGCCAGACATGGGCGATCGTCGGGATCCAGCGGAAGACGGACAACTCGATGTCGTCCGTCTCCTCGATTACTGGGGTGCGGGCGGCTCGCCTGCCGGATCGGAATCCGGAGGAGTTACTTTTGGGTCCGGGGCCGCCTCTGCCTCGGGCTCTGGTTCATCGGACTCGAAGCCGATCTCGTTGAGCGGGCAGGAGTTCGCCTGCTCGATGGTGAGGTTCTCGCCGGCGAAGCGACGGCACAGCCAGATCATTGCCTGCAGCGCCATGAGGTTGTCGGCCTCGTCGAGGAAGTCGAGCGGATCCTCGTACGTCTGCATCTTGATCAGGTTGTCCTTGAGGCTCTTGATCCCCATTCCGGAGCGGACCTTGAGTACGTAGAGGTCGTTCAGCGACGCCTTCTGCATCGATTCGTCGAGCTCGTACTTCTTGCCGCTGATGATCAGTTTCACAGTCCGGTGCTTCCTATCTGCTCGAGTGCTTTGTCGATCGCGGCGAGCGCGTTGGTGCGGGCCTCTTGCTGGCCGCGCTTGATCGGGTCCCACCAGTAGGGCTGACCGAATTGGGTCACGTACGTCTTCTTCCCGAAGACGGGGTGGCGGAAGGTGCGCTTGTTCCAGGTCTTCGTCATCGCTCCGCCGACGCTCTTGTCCGCGCGGATGGAGATTCCGGAGCGGGTGGCGCCAGTGACGACCCGGGTCTTCAGGCCGGACTTGAGCCGGTTCCTCATACCTGTCGACCGTGAGCGGCTGGCACTCTCGGCCTTGTAGGTGTTCACCGCGCGGAGGTATTGCTTCTTCCCGCCCTTGCCGCCCACCAATCGGATACGCTGCCCGGTCTTTACCGCGTTGCCGGGCAGCGGTGCTGACAGCAGCGCGCGCTGGTCGGCGATGATGTGATCACCGACCGAGCGGAGGGACTTGCGCAGCTCGCGCTGGAGCTTCGGGCTGACGGCTTTCGCGTCAGCCATGACCTGCCGGAGGTTGACAGCGGTGATCTGTATCTCCGGAAGGTCTGGCCCGCCCCCGCGCTGGAAGGCCGGGCGTGCCACTAGATGTCGGTGTCGGTGGTGCGGTACACCGCGTACACGGGTGCGACGCCGGCGAGCGCCGGGTCCAGTCCGGTGAAGTCGATCGACTGCGTGATGACCTCGCCGCCGTTGGACTTCGGCACTTCGCCCTCGAGCTTGATGACCGGCAGGAAGATCTGCAGCGCGGCCTTCACCCCCGGGGCGATGTCGGTCGGCGTCTCGAAGGTCATGACCAGCGTCAGCGGGAGCTGGTTGAGGTAGGCGTCCCGGAGCACGTTGCTGCTGTACTCGGCGGTGATCTTGCCCTTCACCTCGGCGAGACCGACGGCCTGCCTCCGGTTGCGCTTGCCCTGGCCGCCGAACGTGAAGCCGCCCTCGTCGAGCTTGTTGTCGATGGTCAGCGAGAACTCGGTGATGTTCGCGGCGTCAGCACCTCCGTCCGCGAGCGCAGTCGCGGTGGGAGGAGTGACGTCTCCGCCGATCCTGATTGCCCCGTGGACGAAGGTGAGGAGATCCCCGTCGACGGCGTAGGACGGCGGCGCGTACGCCGTGTCGGTCTTGATCTCGCGTGCGGACCAGCTCGTCTTGAGCTTGACGATGTCCGCGTTGGACGCGGACAGCTCGGCCGAGGCGCACATCGCGCCGAGGAACGTCGTTGCGGACACCTCGCCATGCAGAAGCGGCGTGCCCTTCTGGATGGTGTAGGAGGGCAGTGGACTCGTCGTGGTGAGGGTGTGCACCTGCTGGAACGCACCGGAGGCTCCGATCGCGGTGCTCGTCGAGTTGCCGAAGAGCGCCTTGAGGAACAGGCCCATTCCCTTCGTCGTCATCTCGAGCTCGATGTCGCCGCCGGCGGACTGCTTGACCAGGGCCCGGCGGGATGCGCGGGGGACGCGGGATCCGAGGCGGAGGCCTGCGCCCTGCTTGAACTCGGGAGTCCAGGCGAGGGACTCGCTGACGAACTCGGTGAACCGGTCGGGGACAACCGCGGTGCCGTAGCCGGTTTCTTCCTTGAGGCCGATGGAGCAGTCGAGCTGTGTGTTCATTCGGAGTCATCTCCTTCGTTGCCGGCTTCGACCAGCTCGTAGTTGTCGGACTGCAGCAGCAGCTGGTCCGCAGTCTTGTTCTTGACCGAGATCTCCTCGCCTGGCTCGAGCGTCTTCCCGAGGAGTGGGACGTCGAGAGCGCCGAGCGGCGAGATGTTCCTGATGATGCGCATGAGCGGTTCCTATCCCTTGACCCGGTTGCGGGCTTCGAAGGTTGCCACGACGTCGACCGCGCGGCCCTGGCTTGTGTACTCCGGAGGCGTCTCGCCCTCCGTCTCGATCTCGGTGAGGAAGCAGTGCCGGACGACGCCGCCGAGCGTGGTGTCGGTCAGGCGGACGTGGCGCTCGATGAGGCCGAGCAGCTGCAGGGCACGTTCCTGCGATTCCTCCTCCGCTTCCTCGCCGCCGCCAACCAGGCAGGAGAAGGTCGCGGAGCAGGACAGGACTTCCTCGCGCTGCCGCTGCGGGCCGAGGTTCGCCCGGTCCTGCCGGGAGCTGGCCCGACCGAAGGCAATGATGTCGTCGGGCGCGTAGGTGCCCGGCGTGCCGGCGGTGACGAGGACCCTGATGGTGTCCTCGTCCGCTGCCATCAGTTCGCGGGTTGCGGCGACGAGCGCCTTCTTGAATGCCCAGACGGCGGAGACAGGACTGCTCATGCGAAGCCTCCGATCTGCTGGTGCGGGCTGCACAGTTCGACGACCCGTCGAGGGACCGCGAAGCCTGACGGCGTGAAGGCGTCGGCCGTGGGTTCCTGCCCGCGGACTGCGCCCTGTCCCTGCATGCCGATCTGCCACCAGTGCCGGACCAGTTCGCGGGCTGCCAGGCGCACGTTGGGCGGGATGATTGGGGAACCGAACGAGTACGTCACCGCGACGTCGCCGGCGACGAATGACGCAGGGTGGTAGCGAGTGCCCGCGTAGACGATGCCCGACTGGAAGTCCGCGTAGTACTCGACCACGGGCAGCCCGTCGATCGTCACGGCGATTACCTGGCTCGGGATATGTGGGAGGACGACGGAGCCGCCGCCGGCCGCGTGGTGTATGTAGGTCGAGGCGACCATCGGTCCGACGATGTCCTCGATTACTTCCGTCGCCGCGGCGATGTACAGCCGGAGGTCCTCGCGGTCCGCGGCCGAGGGGTTCCTCCACCGCAGCCCGTTCTCTGCCTCCTCGAGCGAGATGATGAACCGCGGGTCGGCGGGCCACACGTCGAGGACGTCGGTGAAGACGTCAGTCTCCGTGCCCGTCGCCAGCCATCGGAGCAGGTGCCGGCCGGGCATAGTCGGGACCAGTGTGGCTGTCTTCCCCTCCTGATCGACGATTGGTGCCGGGTTGAGGGTCAGACCGTCAGGCTGCGTGACGGCGAGCGCGATGTTCGCGCCCGCCGCCACGGTGCCCTTCAGGCTGACCTTGGCGGTTCCGCCGAGGTCCACGGAGCCCATTACTTCGCGTCGGCCTTATCGGCGTTCTTCGTCGCGTTGGGTGCCTTGCCGGCCGAGGACTTCGCTGCGTCCGCTGTGAGCTTCGCAGCTGCTTCCGCGGCCGCCAGGTCACTGGCTGCCTGTTCGGCCGCGAGAGCGTCGGCGCGGGCCTTCGCGTCGGCTGCCGTCTCGGTGACCAGGGGCCGGTTGCCCGAGGTCGTGGCGGTCTCGACGCCGGCCTTGGCGGCGAGCGCCTTCTCCTCGACTGTGGGATCGGCGGCGAGGCCGGAGGCAATCAGCTGCAGGGCCTCCGTCTCGGGCAGGGTGATCTTCTCGCCGGGCGCGGGCCAGTCCTTGCCGTCGCGCGTGCCGGAGATCCTGCCGATCATCCGGACTTCCTTCTTCTTCTCAGCCATGATCATGCTCCTCAGGTAGGGCTGTTGCTTGGTGCGTGGTCGCTGACGGGCAGGGGAACGGTGTCCGCCTGCCCGTCAGGAGTGGAGCTGCTGGTTACGCGCCGGCGCCGGCGAAGTGCTTGACCGCGCCGGTCTGGTCGACCAGGATGCCGTCGCCTCGGATGAGCGTCCGGTAGGTGATGAGGTCGCGGTCGAATGCGAACTCGTCGGACCGCTCGAAGCGGACACCGTTGACGATCCGTACGAAGTACGCGGACAGGTCACCGAAGGCGACCGACCGGGCGCCGGCGCCGGAACCCGGCACCGTTGGGTCGGTGTAGATCGGCTTGCCCAGCAGCGCGTCGGGCTGGCCGAGGACCACGGACGGCTGCCAGATGTACTGGCCGTTGCCGTCCTTGATGACGCGCAGCTGCGCGGCGGTGGAGTCCTTGATCAGCCAAGCGGCCGAAGGGCTGTTGCGGTACGGACCGATGACCGAGTAGAAGAGCTGGATCAGCTCGTCGAACGTCGGCACCGCTCCCGCACCGGTGACACCGAGCAGGCTGGTCGTGATCAGGCCCGAGGGCTCGTTCACGCCGGTACCCGAGACGAGCTTCGCGCCCAGGGCATTGCCGACCGCACGGCCGGCCTGGCGGGCGATGAAGCCCTCGATGTCGAACGCGGCGTCGTCGGCCAGCTCGCGGCTGACCTGGTTGAGGTCGCCGTACTTGTAGGCGCCGAGGCTGCGCTTCCCGAGGACGGGATCGGAGACCGGGATCGGCTGACCCTCGCCCACCTGAGCACCGGTCGGCGCGTTGATCGTGACGGGCACCTGGATCTCTTCACCGGTGGAGGTGTAGAGGATCGTCGCGCCAGCCGAAAGGATCGCCGACGTCTCGATCGCGTGCTCCATCAGCTGGCCGTAGAACGTGGTCGGGACCAGTGCGCCGCCAGCAGCCTGCGTTCCCTTAACCATCGCGCGGACTTCCTTGCGCTCCTCCGTGGTAGGAACGTAATCGATCGCGGCGTTGCGGCCGCCGGCGATGAGCGAACGGATCTGCTCGTCGGCGTCGGCGTTCCCGCCGCGGTGCTCGTCCCCGGAGCCGGGGATGCTGCGGAAGGACTCCTCGATGTCCTTCCGCTCGTTGTCGAACGCGACGAGGCGGTCCGACTGGGCGCGGAGGGAGTCCATCTCCTGAGTGATCTGGTCGAACTCGACGCGCTCCTCAGCCGAGAGATCGCGCTTCTCGGCTTCGGCGCGGTCGAGGATGACCTTGCCCTTCTCGTGGGCGGCTCTGCGCTGCTCGAGCAGCTGCTTGGCGAGCGTAAGGCTCATTGCATTCCCCTTTCCGGAAATGACAAACCCCGGGCCGCGGTGGCGCCGGGGTGGAAGTTGTGTTGCGGGGGAGTGCGGGTGGATTTCGTCCTGCCCACAGGATGGATCAGCCGCGGCTCGCTAGGTCGAGCCGGTGGCGGAAGGCGCTCAGGTCCGGGTGGATGTCGTCCTGCCCGGGCTGCTCGCCCTGCCGCTCCTCGTGAGGAGCGGAGTCTGGGTTGAGGAGCCGCTCGCGCAGTTCCTCGGGTTTGGCCTGGCGAACCTCTGCGAGGTCCATGTGCAGCCGTTCGGCCAGCGAGCGCAGGCCGGTCGTGGTGTCCCGGTACGCCGGGTTGTTCACGGGTGCGACGTCGACCAGCTGGACGGCCGTCAGGGTTCGCAGCGGGAATCCCTGCTCTGTGAAGTCCCATTCGTCGGAGACGGTGCGGAAGGCGAAGGACGAGTATCGGAGGTCGCCGCGCTTTGCGAGCTCGCTGACATCCCTGCCGGTCGTCGTGTTCGGCAGATCCACCTCGTACAGCAGGCCGGTGCCGTCGACGCTGAGGCGCAGCGTTTCGCCCTCGGTGGTTCCGAGCAGGCCGTTGTCATCGTGGTTGTACCGGCCGAGGACGGGCACGTTGTCGGCGAGTGACTTCGTGAAGGCGCCCGGGTCGACCCGTTCGACGAAGCCGCCGAGGTTCTGGGACAGCTTGTTGAAGACGGCAGCGTACCCGCTGAGCACTCCGAGCGCGCCGTCGACGGCTCGGAACTCGACGGGCATCGAGATATTGCGAAGCTCAAGATCGCGCACCGGGTGCACCTCCCTGTTGATTGTTTTCAGGCGCGGAGAGTGCTCCGCTGTACCACTTCTGCCACTGCTCGATCTCGGTGTCCGTGAGCATCGCAGAGTCCTCGAACTGGCGGACCTGCGCGAGCGTGTAGATGCCGTTCTTCAGCCCAACTGCATATGCGTCCAGGCGCGACTTCAGGTCGCTGCGCACGGTCGCGTTGAGGTTGAACTTGAAGTACTGCGATTCGGGCAGCAGCCTGGTCAGGTGGTGCTCGAGCCGAATTGCCGTCGGCTGGACGGACCGCATGTTGAATTTGATTTGGTTCAGCTCGAGCGTCGAGTAGGTCAGGCTGCCATTCGCCGCCTCGCCGCCGATCTCCTCGGGCGGGACCTTGAAGATTGCAGCGATTTGGTTGGCCGAGGCCTTGATCGAGTCGAGGAACAGGGAGTCGGAAGGCTTGAGCCCAATCTCCTTGTACTCCCAGTCCTTTCCCGAGACGAAGACGTCGTTGTTGGCAACGGCCGCTTTGAAGCGTTGCTTGGCGACCGAGGACTGCAGGGCATCGAGCGCTCTTTCGAGGTAGCGGAGATGTCCTGACGGGATACCCGACTGCTTGTAGGCAGCGGCGCCGAAGGCCTGTGCTTCCTCTGCCATCTCGAAGTTCTTCCGGAACAGCTCGACCGGGCCGAGGCCGACGACAGAACCAGGCAGCACGAAGTCGGCGACGTGGACTACCGTCGCCGGGTCGAGCTTCTCGCGGTTGTGCAGGTACACCGGCAGCGGGCCGGACTCGTCGACGCGGATCGACTCGGGGTTCAGCCACTTGATCTTCGAGGGAACGCCGAGCCGGTCGACGGCCACGATCACACCGTAGGCATTCCCGCGAAGCTTCATCGACGCGACGTACTGGTGGATCCACTCGACCCGCGTCCCGGAGGGGTTCGGGTTCGGGTTGTCCGCCAGGATCGACGGCCCGACGCTGGTACGTGTGCCGTCGGGGTTGCGCTTGTAGACGCCGGCCGGAGTGGTTGCGAGTGCTTCCGCGATCAGGCTCACCGCGGAGAAGACGGCCACCGTGCGGAGCGATCGCTTCATCGAGGTGGAGCTGAGACTGCCGACGTCGAATCCTCCGGGCAGTCCCAGAGTTGGGTCAGGCGCTGCGCGGCTCTCTGAGGGGCCAAACAGAAGGCTCACTTACTCGCCCTCCAAGAGATGGCCAGCAGGCCCATCCCGGCGGCGAGGAACGCCGCCGGGATGTAGATGAGGGCGATGCCTGCGACCAACAGCGCGATGCCGCACAGGTCGAGGACCGTCGTGATGGCCTGCTTCATGGTTCGCCTCCTAGAGGATTGAGTCGAGTGGATCGCCGTCGTCCTCCGCTGTCTCGATGAGGAGCCAGCGGGCGAAGGTCACCGCGTAGAGAGAGCTGATGTCCTGCTGTGTCCGGCCGCGCGCGAAGATGAACGCCTTGCCGCCGATGTAGTGCTTCTGCGCTGCGACCATCGCCGCGTTGAGTTCCGGGTCGTTCAGGTACCGCAGATCGTTCGCCAGGGCGTCGTCGTAGAAGCCGCCACACGCCGCGATCCTTTCCGGGCCCGGGACTTTCACGACTTCGAAGCCGGCCGCCTCGAGGTCAGGCACCAGCGACCGGGCGCCGCCACCGGCGTCGATCGCGACCTTCCACCCGCCGAACTGACTCGCGAGGGCGGCCAGCTCGTCGACTGCACCGGCTGTTCCAACGCGATGCTCGTACAGCTCGATGTAGGCCTTCGCCTCCGGATCCGTCGACCTGGCGGCCATTCCGATACTCGTCCACTCCCTGTCGGGGGAGATGTCGAGCGCCCAACGCGGCGTACCCTCCCATGCGGACTCGTCGGAGGTGATGTAGCCGTCCTCCCACAGTGACGTCGGAATGATCCTCGGCGGAGCCTTCGCCTGTGGCCACCAGCCGTACCAGGCGCGCTCCCACTCGGCGAGATCGGTCGAGTTCTCACGCAGCCCCATGACTCGTTCGACGTCGATCGTGTGGCCACCTGCAGGGTGCGTGTTGGCCAAAGTCTCGGGGTCGTTCGGGTCGGCGTCCTCCGGTGCCGAGTACTCGATGTAGCAGGTCCTCGACTGGCGCCCGGACTCGATCAGTGCGCGGCCGATATCCCTCTTCTCAGCTAGGTAAGTTGACCGGGTGTTGCCGGCCGCGGAAAGGATCCACAGCTGCGAGCCAACGACGGTGAGCAAGGTCGGTTGGATGCCGCCCTCGAGGGTGTTGTCGGAGTGCGCGTACGCCTCGTCGATGTGGCCCTCGTGGTTCATATCGCCGTGCCCGGAGTTGTCGGACACAGCGTCGATCGCCAGCTCCGCGCCCGTCTTGTACCGGACCGCCTCCTCGCCGCCCCGCCAACGCGGCTTCGCGAGCGATTCCTTGAGCTGCGGCGAGCGCAGGGTCGGCAGGTAGAAGTCGTCGCGGAGTCGCTTGAGTGCCTTCAGTCGGTTCTGAGCGGTGTAGATCATGCGGCCGTCGACCGTTGTCAGAGCCCGGTGTGTCAGCTTCGCGCGGCTGATCGTGGTCTTTCCCGCACGCCGGAGCACGATCGCGATGACGGTGTCGTACCAAAACCCTCCTGTTGCCGGATCGATCTCGCAGGCCACGGCGAGCGCGTCCCGCTGCCAGGGCATCGGAGTGTTGCCGGCGGCCTGCATGACCTTGCAGACGGAGCCGCCGAGGGTCTGTCGGGCGGGGTTGCGCGGCGTGGCGAAGCGAGGTGGAGGGTTCCGGGGGTTACTGCTCATCCGCCGCGTCAGGCTGGAGCAGGCCGGACATGTCCCACGAGCCCGCGCCGGGCGCCGACTCGACGCGGCGGAGCCGGTCGAAGACGTTGAACAAGCGGGACTCCATGCCGGAGACGAGGTCGAAGCGCTCGGCCGCGGGGATCTGATCCAGCACGCGGGCGTTGTACCTGGCCAGCACGATCAGGGTCTTCTTGAACGGAGGCTCCCCGATCAACGCCGCGAGCTCACCGTCGAGGGCCTGCTCGATCGGTCCGGCCGGCGCATCCCAGCTGATGCCGACCGACGACGGCTCGACGAGCGGCGCTGCGGGCTCGAAGGCCGGCGCCGGGCCGCCAGACTCCTTCAGCTTCTTCGCGGCACGGTAGGCCGCCTGGTCCTCACGCTTCGCCTTCCGGCAGCCAGCGCACCGGCAGCCCTTCCGGTAACCCGTGGCGCTCGGGCCCGCATTGCCATGACGGAACGGAATCGGCTGGTCGGTCATCGGTCCGCCTTTCTCTCAGAGCCTCGATGGACGATCTGCGGGCCTAGGGTCGGCGCCCCTCCCGCACCAGAGCGGCCTCCCGCTTCGCTGCGAAGTGAGCAGCGTGCGCCTCGGCCGAGGTCAGTTCCTCGATGGGCTTGCCTGCGGGCGGTTCGTTCGTCCGGTTGATCCCGGTGCGCTCGTACTCGGCGCGGACCTGCTCGGGGTCACTCCAGTCGGGAGTGACCGCCACGTTCAGAGCTTCGAGGACGTCGCGCAGAGCTTCCTTATAGCCGGAGTCCCACTGCTCCGTGTGGTCGTTCTTGGCGTATGAAGCGTGGCGGGGGTTGGTCTGAAGTTCCTTGACCACGTCCTCGACGGAGTAGACGACGGAGGCCGGCTCTTCCGAAAGCTCGCCGTCGTCCACCGCCTCGAAGGTCACGAGGTAATTTGCGCCCTGCTCAAACTGCTCAGCAACGGATTCCAGCACAGTGATGCTAATTGAGAGGGCCGGCGTGTACTTCGCCCAAGCCTTATTCCGCTCGTCGTTGTAGTCGGCGTAGAACGACAGGCCAACTGTGCCGCTGATCGATGCGGCCTTCCCGGTGAGCTTTGCTACAGCGGTCGTCTTGCTCATGCGGCTGGTTCCAATCTGTATCGGGATTTCGAAGGGTGCCGGCGGCGAGCGCGGCCAGCGAGATCGCCCCTCATCTGTAGGGCGCTACCCGGGGTTTCGCGGGGGAGAGAAAAAATGGAAGATGCGCGGGTCGCCCACACTGGCGCGGGCTCAAAAACCCGGACCGATTTCGCGCGAAGGTGACTCTGACTAGCGGCGATTACGTGCTGCGCGGAGTTTCGACACTGGCCGGAGTACCGGCTGTGCCAGCTTCCGGCGCCGCGCGGCTTCCTTCTTCGAGTTGCACCCGAGATGCATGGGTTGCAAGTTCCATTCAGCTGTTGGATGCCCGCCATCCTCGAGCGCAACGATGTGGTCAAGCGATGGGCCAAGCGAATGCCGAGGCCGGAGACCGAAGACGATCTCGGTCCCGCACCAGGCGCAGATCGCACCGGGCACGCAGTACTTTGCGACCAGTCGTTGCCACGGCCGGCCGCTGCGGCCGCGTCGTGGGTCCCACTCGTCGAGCTTCGGCATGCCCGCACCCCCGGATACGGCAAGAGCCCCGACCCGCTAGGGTCGAGGCTCTTCGCTCTGGGTGCAGAACACCACCATCGAGGATCAATGTACTGGCTTGTCAAGCACCCTGCTGGGACGCACCGCGCAGGCGGCGTGTCGGCGCGCTCGTGTACTTCTTCGCCAGCCTGTCCCTTCTCGTCTGCAGCATCAGCCACTCGTCCATCGGGATCCAGTGGTCCGGGTCCTCGCTGCATTGAATGGTGGTCGTCCCGTCCGGCATCACAACTCCGACCAGCTGACCAGGGCACGGACGCCGGCTACCGTCGCCCGGGTCGTGGAACTGATGGCAGTGCGACTCGATCGGCTGGGTGGTGATGGGCGGGTGCGTCACCTTCTCAATATCCCGCGCCGCCTTCCATGTCGCAATGTACGCGGCCTCGGTCACTTGCTCGTCTGGATGGCTTGCGATGTACCCAACATGTCTGCGAGCTAGCCGACCCGCGAGCGCCCAGGTTCCCTCGGTCGTAGTGAATACCTCGAACGGCTGGTCCTCCACCAGAGTGCGGAGGATCGAATACACCGCGTGCCGAGCCAGTCCCATTGCCTCGGAGACCCGCAGGTCGATTGGAGCAGCGGAGCCCTCGGTGCTGGATCCTGCCCGCTCCCCGTCAGATGGTCGACGGCTGGTCATCAGTGCGTCGTCGAGGTTGTCCCACCGGTCATGGATCAGCTCGAGGTCGTACTTGAGTTGCTTCCAGCATCCGAAGCACAGGTTGGACCGGGCCTCGGCCGGCTCGTGCTGGTCCCCGATGATGCAGTACCGCGGGTAGTCGGTGTGCTCGATGGCCAGGCTGTACGGAATCGATCCGCGGCCGGGGACTAGGTACCGCTTCTGCAGCTGCAGCTCTGCGTTCGTTGGCTTCGTCATGCTGCCTGTCCTCTCAGCTGCCGCTCGATATGTCCGCTTGCCCAGTCGGCCGGCCGGAGTACTTCCACCTCGATGCCAATGGCGGCGAATGCTGCGATCCATGCGCGCTGCTCGATGGTTGTCTTGCCCTTCTCGCTCTTGAGTTCCCAGACCAGGAACCGCTTCTGCCTGACGTGAATCATGAACAGGTCCGGCCAACCCTTACGTGAACGCCGACTGTCATGGGTGTGGTAGCTCAGCCAGTGCAACTCGTCGGCCAGCTGGAGGATCTTGCCCTGCAGCTGGGACTCAGTCCACTGGTTGCACAACCACAGCCGGTACTCCTCGCTGGTCATGCTGGGGAAGCGGGTCATGAACTGTTGCCTCTCCTGCGGGGTCTCGATCTGTTTCGTTTGCGCTTCGGAGATTCGGAGGATGGGTCAGGTTTGGAGGGTGGCTGGTCTGGGAGACCAGACCTAACCTCACCTACCCGTCCCGTCCCGTCCCTACCCGACCCGGATATTCCAGATCCTGTAGACCTCCGACCTGCTGGATCTGCTGGAATCTGCGGATATTCAGCAGGTCGCGGCGGAGGGGTCTTCTCTTCGGCTTGTTCTCGGGGTCTTGCGTCGTCTTGTGGGCCGGTGTTTCCCTTGCCCTGCGAAGAGCCGGGGTGTCCGTTGCCCTTCGTCCGTGGTGCCTCTGATGCCTTCTGGCCGGTGGTTCCGTTGCCTGATGGCTGTCCTGGCGGGATGCTGCGAGCCGGAGGCCGTGGTGGCCTGTAACCGTTGCTCTGCGCCCACTCGTGACCCGCAAACCATTCGATGGTCTTCGGGGAGTAGTACGGCTTCGATGGTGCTGGGAGGAGGGGGCATATGCGGTCAGCGTCCGGGTTGTCGGACCTGATGCCGTTGCACTTGCCGCACGCGACGACGAGGTCGTCCACAGTGGTGTCGCGTGCCCTTGGCTTCCGATGGTCGTACGTGCCCGCTAGGCGTCCCTTGCGTGCGTTCCAGTTCACAACCATGCCGCAGTAACGGCAGGCGTCGCCGTCGCGGAACCGGACCGGGATGATCAGCGCGGGGTTCGAGTTGTCGTTCTTGCGCTGCCTCTCCCACTCAATCTCTTCCTTCGTCCGCATATGGATGAAGTCAGGGTCCTCAACCAACTTGTAGACCGTGCGCTCCGCCCCGTCGATCATCACGCGCTGCTCCACCCAATAGCCGGCGAACGTGGCCACGTCCGTCAGCATGCCCACCCTCGAGGCTCCAGCCATCTGGATGGCAGTGCCTCGGGACACGACATAGTCGGTCAGGTGAGCGGTCGACTGCAGTGCGCAGCGCATCACGAACCCGAAGACCTCGTTCAAGAGGCGGTCGTCGAAGTCGTCGTGCTCCAGCGCGGCGAGCGCGATGGGGTGGTTGGCGGCGGTGTCGCCGGAGCGGAGCCATGGCATTGGGTTAGCGGTTCAGCTTTCGGTCGTGGATGGCCTGCACAAGTGCTTGGCCTTCCGGATCTGCGAGCGCAGCGGTGAGCGTTTCATCGTCCAGGTCGTGGCGGCAAAGGCCTTGACCCTGGCGGGCGCCGGCATACCACCGGGCGCCGGGTATGCCGCACGCACCGCCGAGTCGGTGATAGTCCCAGAGCCGTTTCGGGTCAAGGATCGGCCAGTGAGCATCGCAGGCGTACACGTCGAAGGGCTCTCGGGTCTCGGGGGGCGTGCCAGGCCAGGCATGCCAAGTGGCGGGCTTGCCGCATATCGGACCTTCAGTAAACTTCGCGTCGTAGGTGCAGATTGCCGCAGCGTGGGACAGAGGCTTCGAGCCGTAAAACTCTTCGCGTCGCTTGCTCACGTCGTACTCGTATCCGAAGGGCCGGCGAGCGCGAAGTCGGCTTGTGTCTGATTACGGGCGTCGTCGACGATGCCGAGCGCTTCCCGCATCGCGAGGTACAACAGTGCGGCGATCACTGGGCATCCCCGCTGATGGCAGTCTGACCCGGAATCAGTCCGGGGTCCGCTGGTTTGTCGCAGTCCTCGCATCCGCCATCGTTATCGAGCGTCGCTTTGCACTCATCGCATTTCGGCGCGCAGGACCAGCAGTAGTGGTTGGTTTCGTCCGCGCTGATCCACCAGTCGTCATTCACTATTTGGTCGTGGGCGTGTCCGTGGTCGGACCAGGCGGAGTAGTCGCTGTCCTCACCCGAGGACACGCCGCACTTGTCGCACTCGAACCAGTAATAGGGAGCCTGCTTTAGCGCCATCATGCCTTCACGTCCTCTCGCATCATCGGGGGCATCGCGGCCGCCAGCTCGGGCAGACGGTGAGCCCAACCCATCCGCCACGCTTCGATCTGTCGATAGACTTCTGTCTCGTCGCTGGCCCGGACGGGCATGAGCAGGCCGAGGAAGCTCTCGCCGCACGAGATGAGGATGCTGCTGCCCTCTGTCGGTTCGATGACGAGTGGCTCGCCGTAGGCGGCCGCGGCCGAGGAAAAGAGGCGCAGGTACTTGCCCGACGTCGCGAGGCGCTCCGGCAGGACCTTGTTCGCCCGCAAGCTGTTGAGGAAGACGCTCGCCCACTTCACCGGGAAAGGCTCAGACTCCTCGCGCGGGATCTGCAGGAGCTTGCCAGGGAAGAGGCCAGCGACGTCGAGGAAGCGCAGATTCTCGTCGTCGACGGTGATCCGCATGGCCTCACCGACGCCGACCTCGTCGTCGCTCTTCTTACCCGACGACTTGAACAGCGCGAGGATCTCCTTCGCAGTCTCGATCGAGATGAAGAACGTGTCGTCCGCCGGGTTGCCGGTTAGCCGTCGGGCATCCCATACCGACGCGATCGCGTGCCCGATGGTGTACCGGTTCGTGGCTGTCAGGTACAGGTTGTCCACGGTGGCCGTGATGCTGACGCCGGCGATCGCCGGGACATCGTCGGCCGCGTGGGGCAGCACCGACTGCAGCGCCTTCCTCAGGTCGAGGGTGTTCACGTCGAGGATCATCAGAGGCCCTTCTGAGCTGCAGCCTGCTGAGCCGGCGTGCAATGGCCGTCGTCTTGGCAGTCGGAACCGCACCCGAAACCAATGACAGGGCAGGGGTCGTACGGGTCCAGAAGCCGGCAGTGGCTGCATTCGTTTTCGTCGCGATCTTCAGGACAGAAGCTGGTACAGGTGCACGTTCTCAGGCCCCTGATACGTGTTGACCAGCGGTCAAGCACGTCCGCGAGCGCCTCTGCCAGATAGACGAGACATATGCCGGGGTTGGACACCAGGTGCTCGACCAGTGCGTGCTCTCCATACTGCTGGGGCTCGTCCTGTGGGATGAGGCTTCTGACCCGCCGGCTTTGCGCGATCCACTCAGCGACCACCCGTGCGTCAGTGGTCTCAATCGGAGGAGCAGAGATTTCGACCTTCGCTCGGAAGGGGAACTCGTTTGGTAGGTCCTCGGTCTCGGCCAGGCTGTCGGCGACGGCGTTCCAATCAATCAGGCGGATGCCATCCTCGGTCAGCGAGTTCAGTGCCTGTATGCCCGTCTCGAAGTGCCGGAAGACGGGGATGAGCGTCTCTGCGACCAAGTCGGTCTGTCGCTCGTTCAACGCTTCTCCAGCTGCGAGCATGCGGAAGGCGCGACGCACGCCGTCCTTCCTCGATTCGAAGCCGGGGAACTCGTCCTTGGTCACGGCGTCGCGAAGGATGTCGGCTTCGCGCTGCGCTGCTTGCTCGAACAGCCCGGAGGCGGCCTGTGCCTGCTCCTGCGGGGTGAGGTTGTCGCTCATAGGTGCTCCTTGGTGATGTGGTCAGTGACGAGCGTGGTCACCGGGTGGACGAACGGGCAGTAGGGGCAGCGATTTGGCTCGGGGTTGATTAGCTCAGCCACGGCAGCTCCCATCAGTAGTTGAGGATGATGTCCGCAGGATGGTCGGTGCCGCCCCAGTCCATGTTCGAGTCGCACACCGGGCACTCAATGAAGAACGTCGAGTTTTCCCACTCGTCCTCGTCGGGTAAGTCGGTCTGCCGGTCGGCCTGCGGGTAGATGACCATGCTCGTAAGGCAGTCCTGGTTCGAGCAGGTCCCCCACGTCGCGGTGCGGTCCTCGCGCTCGTTTCGGATCTCGGCCTGACGCGCCCGCTCCGTTGATTGCCCTTTAGGAAGGGTGCGGAGCAGCCCCGCCTCGCTCAGTAGCCTCACTATGTGTGCTGCCTGCCCTCCGACAGCGGTGTCATCCTCGGCCCAGTCGTCGCGCTTACTCAAGCGCGAGAGCTGACCAGTGACGATCTTCTCTGCCTTTTCGTTCTGGGTCACCGGTTCCTCTTCTTGGTAGTAGCTTCTGGGTTGCTGGTTCATCGGCGCACCTGGCGTTCCCAGCCGACGATGCGAGTGGCCCACTCGACGGCGTCTGCCTGCAGGAGCATGGTGACAGCGCCGGCATGGACGTGGTCGCTCATGATCACGCCGGGTTCCTCCCAGAGGACCGCCCGCCACCTCCCGTCGCCCGTGGGTTTCACGGTTGCGCGCGGGTGTGGGAGGTCCCATGTCACGAAGTAGGGGGCGCGGGAGTACTGCTCAGCGTCGATCAGCCGGATGCTGTCCTCTCGGAGGTCCGTGTCATCCAGCTTCTGCGAGGGGCTCATGCCCTATTCCTTCCGGTGGGACGCCGCGGCGTCGACGAGCGGCCCAGTAGGCCTCGAGTGATTGCTGTGCCTGGCGCAGCGCCGGCGTCAAACCATCCGGGCCGGGCATCGGCCGATCGCCGCTCTGATTGCGGCGGAACGCCCGATAGTGCTTCGAGCAGAGGCCTCGCGTGAGCGCTTCTGTTGTGCAGCCGTGCTCGGAACAGTCCGGGCGCTTCCGCTCGACCAGTGCAGCCGCGGCTTCCTCGGCCTGGCGCAACGACTCCACTTCCTGTGCCTTCCGAGCTGCTTCCGCTGCCAGTCGCTCGCGCTCCTCCGCTTCAGCGAGCGCCTCTTCTTGCGCGGCGGCGAGCGCGAGCCGATCGGACTCGATTAGGGCTGTCTGGCGGGCCCGTTTGCAGGGTGCGCAGTGGCCGTCGCGGGTCGTCATGGCGACTGTGCCGGGCCACTCCCACGCTTTCTCGCTGACCTTGCGGACTCGACGCATGCAGTCCGGGCACCTGGTTGGCGATGGCTTCGGCAGGGCGGCGAGCGCAGCTGGATCAGGCCGCGTCGGCATCGTCCGCCTCCTCGTCGCCTTCGGCCTGCTTTGCGGCCTCTGCCGCCTTCTCACGCTCGATCCGTGCGCGCCGTTCCTCTGCCTTGAGGCGCAGCCTCTCCATGGCCTCCTTCTCAATGTCGCTCCACTGGTAGCCGAAGAGGTTCGCCAGCCGATCGCGCTGCCCCTTTGTGAAGTCGTTGCCGTATCGGCCCTCGCCCCAGTAGTCGGGGTTGAGGAGATCCGCGCTGTTATAGACCCCGGCCATGCCGTCGACTACGACGAGCTGCTCAAGCGATAGCTTGGCGAGCGTTGCTTCGATGTCGGCCGGTTTCGCCTCCTCGGACAGTCCGATGAGGCCGCGAGCGCTCTTGAGTTGGGTGAAGGTGCTGACTACGCGCGGCAAGAAGAGGCGTGCGGCGAGGCCAGCGGGTGGGGTGGCAAAGATGTCTTCGAGGTGTTGCCGGCGGACGTGGTCGGCGACGTCGAGGCCAGCCTTGATCCGCTCGTACTCCTCCGCTTCCGCGATTTCTTCTGGGGTGGGCTCGCGAGGGGCCTCGGCGTCGGGCAGTTCGCTGCGCAGGATGGCCCACTCGGCATGACCTGTGCCGTCAATCAAGGGCTTGTGGCCAGCTGCGACATGCTCGGCCGGGGTGAGCCCACCGGCGGGCACGGGGGCGTACTCGCTCCGCCAAGGCCATCCTTCCGGGCGAGCCATGGGTTCGACTCCGAGTGCGGCGAGCGCCTTCCTCGTGCGGACGGCCTCTGCGGCGGCCTTTTTCTCCTGGCGGAGGGAGCGCACCCGATAGTCCCAGTTATAGGAGCCGACGTCATCAAGTAGCTTCTTCGTCGCCTTCGAGTCGTCCGCAAATTCAGCGAAGACGAGAGCCTGCTCGAGCGTGATCTGTCCGCTGTCGAGCTTTGCGGCGATCGGGTCCGTCACCTTCGCGAGCTTGATGCGGTCCTGCACCAGGCGAGGCTTGCGGCCCGTGTTCTCCGAGATCTTCTTCGCGTTATAGCCGGGCAGCTCGAGTAGCTGCTGGTATGCCCGGGCTTCCTCCATGGGCGAGAGGTCGTTGCGCTGCGTGTTCTCGACGATCATGAACTCGGTTTGGGCTTCTGGGGTGGCGAGGTCCTCGCGGATCATGCACGGTGCGGTCTTGACCTTGGCGAGCTTCGCGGCCGCCAGTCGGCGATGACCACCGAGGACGACGTACTTTGTCTTCGCCGTCGGGTGTGGCACCACGGTGAGGGCCTGGACGATGCCTTTCGCCTTGATCGAGGCGGACAGGTCGTCGAGGTCCTGCAGCTGCCGGCGCACGTTGTGTGGGTGTGGTTCCAGCTTCGCCAGGGGAATGTCCTGCATGTCGGTGCTCATAGCAGCGCGATCCTTTCGAGGTGCTTTAGGTGGGTGAATCGGGAAAGAGCGGTGGTCAGCAGGTCGATTGCTTGATCGCGTTCCCCGGACTCGAGGGCAACGACGCCGACGATCGCTGCGTCCTGCGCGGAGACTTCGAGGTCGCGGCGCATGAGCTCCTCGAAGACGGGGGACTCGTCAGCGATCGACCCGAGTCGGCGTTCCGTTCCGCGGAGGAATCCCTGCTCGATGACGTCTATCGGATTGAGCGTCATGGCTTCCGCTCCGACTCGAACACCAGACCGAGTGCCGCGAATACGGCGAGGATGTGACGGCCGTCGGCGGACGGTGTCAGCCAGTCGCTGGAGAGGACGATGAGTGCGACGGCGAGCGCGAAGAGTGCGAGCCAGGCGAAGAATCGGCGGCGGTGCTTCACCTCGGGGGAAGTGCGGCTCAT